TTGTTGAGCACCACTACTTCTAAAACCTCGTCCAAACTTATCTCTATAGATTTCCCTGGTTCTATCTATTACATCTATTGGCTGGTCTAAATCAAGTTCAAGAGCATCCATTTCTGCTTTTAGTTCGTCTAGTCGCTTTTGCTTTGCTTGCATTTCTGGAGTGTAATCAACTGGATCTAACTTCATAATCGGTCTTGAACGATACTTACTAGATGTTGAACCTTGACTAACACTTCCACTTTCTTGTATAGGTGCTCGATTTTTTTGATAATAATCAGCAAATTCTAAATTAGTTTTGTCACCTATAAGGTCTAGTTCTGTATTGATCTTACCTGTTGTGATTCTATTTCGTTCTATTTCGTCAAAAATATCGTTGTATTCTTGTGCTTGTTGATCTGCTGGAGCAGCAATTTTTTGTAAAGCTCCAGATGCACTACGACGCATTACACCTAATCTTAGTAGTTGATCGGCTAAAACTGTTTGTTGTCTTTGTAGAATCTGATTGTCTTTATTTATTTTACGTTTCTGGTCTTGTAAATTTTGTTCATACTCTTGCTTGTTTGGTATTCTACTTTGTCGGCTACTTCTAGATGATGGTGTACTTTTTGTAACTAGTGAAGTTTCAGCATCATATTTTTGCATGTTGCGTTCTCGAACTTCATTTGCTTTTAACTGATCGCGCTCAAGTTGATTCATTGCAGACTGTACATCATCACGTTCATCTTGTAATGCTTTGCGCATGTCTTTGATTCGTTTCTCTTTTTCTTTATTAGAAATAACACCAGACTCGTATTCTCTCATTGCTTGGTCATATGCAGACTTGTACAACATGTACTTTTGTTTTGTTACAAGGTCTGCCCACGATTGCCCATTACTGGTTTTACGAGGGTCACGTCCACTACCTGTGATGACATATACACCACGTCCACCTACTTGTTGAATAGCCATGTTATTGTCCTCCTAAAGCTGGGAGAGCGTCTAAAAGTCCTGCTTCCTTAAGTGCTTGAAATTCCACAGCACTCAATTTTGAAAAGTCATAACCAGTAGGAGAAACTCCAAGCATTTCTTGTTCATCAGAATTTAAACCAAATTCTTCAGCAAAATTTGTTCCAGCATAATTTTCTGGAAACAAACCATCAACTTGTTGCATTGCTTTTTGTGCTATTGCTTGTTCTATTGGTGACTGTTCTTCTGTTTGTTGTGGACTTATTGCGCCTAATAATTGTTCTAAACCCAACTGCCCAACATATGCTTCAGAAGCACTTTGGAATGGAGAAACAGCACCTTCAAACCTTCTACGTTTGTACTCAGCCTGTGCTGCTTCAAGGTCTTTTATTTCTTGTTCTTGTTCTGCTTGACGTGATAAATCCATACCTAGCACTTGTGATGCCAAGTCTGCTTCTAGACGTTGCCTTGACTCATCAGCCATCTGTTGACCTAGCAATGCCATTTGAGGTTGTGCAGAAGGCTGTGTAAGCCTTCCCCTTTCTGCATCTGCATAAGCCTGTGCTTGTTGTCTTGTTCCACGCATCTGACTTTCAATGGCAGCACGTTCTCGTTCTGTCAATCCCAACGCACCCATCTCTTGTTTGCGTTGCATTTCACGAAGTCTTTTCTTTTGATCACGTTCGTATCTACTTGGAATAATGTCTGGAAGTGCACCTATTCCTGTTCCAGCACCAGCAGCAAGAGCCATTTTTCCAGCCCCAAGTGCAACACCAGATGTTCCGGCTGCTTTTGCTGCTAATAAAGCAGCAGTTGTTAATGGTATTCCTACTGGCATTTCTCACCTACACATGAAAAGTTTCTATTGTGAATGTTTGACAGTTAATATTGCCCTTCTCTACTTTAGCATTTACTGCCACAGAGAACTTATATCTACCTGTACTTAATGTTAGCATACGAGTCATCATTATGCTGCGATGACCACACGCAGTTCCTTCTGCACCTGGATTAACAACACCTGCACCAGCAATACCTGAATAATTTTCCCAAACATATGTTGCTGTACCTGGAAAACGAGTTATCAATCCATCTTTTTCATAGTACAAAAGAAACTTATTGTCCCATAGTCCATTACCTGGACTACGAGTAACTGTACTGTTGGTTTGACCAAATGCTTTGGCATAAAATGTAATCATTACCTTTGTATTGTTTTGTGTAATAATTACTTCTGCACCAGTGTTGGCTAATGTTTGGAAATGTTCAACCGTAGTGCTTGTTTGATTGTCGCTTTTAGTGGTGCTGGTGAACCAACTATATTCTTGTGGTAATCGTATTTTTGCCACACCTTGTATAGTCTTAGAAACAAAGTCAGCAGTTTGTACAGAAGTAACAAGACGAGGGGTAGCAATACTCTCTCCAACAATGGTATCAGTACCCACGTCTGAAGAAACGATTTCTTGATTGACATATTCTTTAAGTGCCTTTTCATTTGATGCGTGATTGTCTGCTGACAACACAGTGTCGTTAGCATACGTATATTGTTTAGTATAACCCATCAGTTCTCCACAATAATTACTTGTATGTGATTGTGCTGAATGTTAATTTCATTGCCAGCAAGTCCAACACAAGCTTGCAATTCAACTGCATCAATAACATTTCCAGAACTTAGTGAATACATACCACTAAATGAAAATGTAACGTATTTCATTTCTAGTTGTGTTCCTGTGGCTTCTGTAGTGTAAGCTCCCTTTGGAGTAAAACTGTATGTACAATTTGCTACGTCAACAGTACTTGCACTACTATTTAAAGAAATTAGTAAACGAAAAGCATAGGTATTGTAGTTAATTTCTGCAAACGTTCCATCACCATCATCAGTATCTAAATTAACTGTGGAAATTAACCCACTAGCATGGAATCTAACAACTACATTTCCATGTGTACTGTAGTTAGGTGTAACTTTACTTTTTGTTCCACCAACATTTTCAATAGTTGTAAACGTTGTACTGGTTGTAGTCCAATCCGTTGTACCATCATAATCAAACGTGTACAAACTTGTAATACTGTTACTACTGCTAAAGTGTTTACGTTGTGCCCATTCAGTATCAAGGTTTACATCTTGTATTGTATCAGCAGCAACACTATCATATACAGCATTAAGTTCTGATGCGCTTGGTGCTTGTCCACCAACAAAGTATTGATTACCAATCTTACCCATAGTTACCTCTTAGTATTGCATGCCCAAATAGATGCACCATATATTTCCATTATAGAAATAGGATTATCTTCTACACTTAGTTCATCCACAGGATTTGTTGTGATTGTTTGCCAACGTAAATCTAATTTAAGTGGTTGTGAACCAACAAAAAGTTTAAATGGAATACTTAGGTTGGCTAGTCTTGGATATACTCGACCTGTTTCTGCAATCAATATATCGTTGCAAAAGATACCCCATCGACTCCACCAGTTCTTTGACCAAGGTAGCGCATCTTGATTGTTGTCCAGGATTATGTCAAAACCATGCCGAAAGTTAATGTCAAAACATCCATTTAAAGTACCACTTTCAGCTTCAAACTCTAATACTAAATCATTAAACGCATTGTCTATATCTCCTAAATTGTTCCATCCACTTGACCAACTGTTGTTTTGCAGATCAAAAGCAACCAATGGATAATGAATATTTACACTTCCTTCATACGTATTCCATCGTCGTACAAAGTGGTAGTCTTGTGTTTGCCCAACATGTTTAAAAGCATACACATTAGAAGTGCTTTGTGATGTTAGTGTTGATGGTGCTAGTTTAAGTTTGTCTATTGTATCTACTGGAAAGTTCTGTCCATCCAATCTACCATTGTACTCACCAACAACTGTACGTGTGTTGTCGTTAATGTTTTCCGGCTTAACTTGGTCATAATTCTTTTGACCTACCTGTGTAAATACTTTCATCGTGACACCCTAGTAGACTGGTTAAGTGCTGGCATAGCAACTGCATCAGACAACAGGTTAAACGATACCAGATGCCATTGTTGACCACTTGTAGTACGTATACCAAACTTAAACTGGTCACACAACTCTGAGTTTACGTCATATCGCAATGTGATCAACCTACCTTCTGCCAGTTTGCTTACATTCACCTTGAATGGCACTTTGGTTATCGTACGGTCTGTTGGTCCAAAAACTGAATCCTCATTCAGTGTATATACAGTTTCACTCTTTGCTTGCTTCTGTGTGCTGGTTGCGTTCTCTGTATACGAGTAGTCAATGCCATAGTAGAAGTCGAATGGGTTGTCACCATAGGACATTATCTGCATTTCTACACTGAAGTATCGTATCTTTACACTTTGGTCTTGATATGCGTACCATGCACTTTCCCAGTTGTGTCCTGGATGCGCTGTATTTGTAACTGTAAAAGTAGCATTATCCCCAAACGAACTTACCGTAGCAGATTGACCCCAAAACGCATTGGCACTCATAACTTGTAGTGGACCAAACTTCTTTGTAGTGGCACTTCCAGCAAGTGTCCAGTTAGGGTCATTGCCCAATAGGAAGTATCCATTGACCGTAGTTGCCATTGCACTCCAATACGAGTTCTCTGGTGTCGTTACGTCTGTTCTAAATGACCACATGGGTGTTTGTGGCTCTAAGTGTAAAACTACCCCTGTGTCAGGTGTGGTGGCATCTGCACTTGGCCAATGTATCCACACTTCTTTCTCTCTGAAACTGTATGCAGCAACGGACTTGTGTATCATTGGACGATTCAGTTGTTTTAACTGTTTGTCTATTGGCTTACTTATTTTCTGTATCTGAATAGATGCTCCACCATTCAATCCACCTGTGAGCATCCAGACCCCTTGCTCGTTGAGGAATACCACACCCAACTGAGGAATAATGACAACAGCATTGGAAGCAGTAGTACCAAGTGAGTTTGTAATGGTACTGATGTTGTATGAACCGGCATCAAACGAAATAATGTTAATAGCATCTTCTCTAAACACAATAAGGTTGTTGTAAAATGCAACCAGTTGGGTAATGTCACCACCTGTTTGATTGCCTAAGTCAAAGTAGTTCAATGCTCCAAACTGCTCAAAGATACCACCATCTGAGTACACAATACGTGCGCCTTCTGCCAACCACAATCTATTGTCCCACACTTCCCCAAACCGAAAGTTGGTTGTAATAGGTGTACTGGCTGTAAAAGAAGGAGCTGTATCAACTAGAAACCTGTCGGGAAGTGCATCTATAAAGAATCGACTACTGTTTTCGTTAATCTGTGTAACGAAGTAATACAGTTCACCATTGTTGTTTATTTCTTTGGTCCTGTAGATTCTACGAGCAACTACACCCTCTTGTCCGATTGGTAAGTCAAGTGCCACGCCATATCTGTATGCAGGACTAGCATCTGGCAACGACCAGTTAACACTTTGTATTGCACTTAATGGAGATTCAGCACCTAAGTCTGTAATCATAGACATCTTGTAGTTGTATGTATATGGTGTTTCAACCACATTACCATCAGCATCAAATACCAAAGTGCCTAATCCATACTGACTATTTTTACCAAACCATACAGCAGCACCACCACTAAGAACTTCACCATCTTGATAGCCTGTGTCTACATCTAGTGGATTACAACTTGGAGTCTGCAATACAAAACCAAAGTCGCGCCATACTCTATCACCACTAAACAACAGTGCTCTATCTCGACCATTGATAATTAAGAGATTGCTTCCTAGGTTGATAAACTGAGAACCAATATCACCCAACTTGGGAACGTGACGATTACTATCGACAACCACAATGTCGTTTTCATAGAACGACCCAGTATACGTTGCGCCTTGTCCTTTATTGCCCAATACATAATATAGACTCCCATTCTGCTCTACAAAAGTGTAGATGTCAGTTGTACCTTGTCGCTTCCATTGGTACACAGCATCTACTTTCTTTTCTAGATACTTCAATGCAACTTCAGCAGTTACAGTCCATGAGGAAGGCAACTTCCACCATGACTCAAACCCTACGTTAGCCAACCATCCATCTTCTGCCACATATCGACAGTTGTTAATGATGTTGGCATCGCCAAGTTTGGGCATCAATACTTGATTGACACCACCACATGGAACAAAGCGTTTAAACCGTTGTGGTTTCATGAAAGTCTCCGAAGTGATGAACCATCATATGTTGGACGACCATGTGCTACTTGGAAGCGACCACGAACTACACGCGCATCAATCTTATCAACGTATCGTCTTGCCAGGTTGTTGATTTCTTTCATGTATTTTTTTTCATATGTTGCTGCTAATCCTTGTTGACCCAACTTCAAATAAATGTCCTCAAGTGCCTTGTACACAATCAGCTGATGAAACTCATAAGGCATCTGTGGTACATCGGTAGCCAACAATATATCTCTTGGCTTTACCATGTAACGCATGACACCTTCACGTACATAGTCATGGTACACATCTACATTCTCACCATCTAATACTTGTTCTACTTCAAAGTCATATCCAATCGGACGTGGGTATGGTCGGATTTGTTGATGGTTTCCATCTATCTCTACGTATCGTGGAGAACCATTGTCTAGTTGATTCAGATGTGTAATGTTCTGAAACTCTTGTGTATCCTGGGCAACTACTGGTTCAAGGTAAGTAGACTCATTTCTGTTTGCACCACCATTTACCACATACAACCAACATGGAAGTCCTTTGCGCTCACCTGTAGTTTGATTGTAGTTCTTGTTCCACACAATCATTTTACGATAGCCTTCCCATTGAGAAGCAACTTTGTCTTTTGTATTGTAGGTATCTGCAACAATGTCTAAGTCATCCCAGCCCTTGAAGTTGATTCGGACAGTTTTATTATCTCCTACAATCTCTATTTCTTGAGATTCGGACAATGCACCAACCTTACCATCTTTTAAGAAAACCC